CTCATGCTTGGTGCAGGTATGCAGGGACAAGATAAGTCCATGGGCATTGGTTTTAGAAAAGAGTTTGATGATGGGGGTAGGGTTGCAGCTAAAAGAGGTGTGTTTGCTGATGGAGATCGTAGAATGTACTCTGGTAGAATGATGACAGAAGAACAAATTCAAGCTATTAAAAATAGAAGAAAAGTTCCTAAAAAAGAAGGAATGGTTTATGATAAAGAAACAAAAGAGTTTAGACCCAGAAAAGAAGTTACTCTTACAGAGGGTATGAGTGAAAAAAGTGTTGAAGCTAAAGCCACAAAAACAAGTGAAAAATTAAAAAATTTTGTAACAAAGTTTATAGAAAAAAATAAAAGACCTCCTACTATAATGGAAGTTGCTGATCAAACAAAATCTTCAACAAAATCTGTAAAAAAATATTTAACAGAGGGAGTAGATTATACAAAAACAGATTTATCTGAGGTAGGTAAAAAAGGTGGGGAAAAATCTGCTATTGTTAGAGCGGTTCCTGAAGGTCAAGATCCATCTTATGTTACTAGATATAAAACATTACAAGAGGCAAATAAATTTGTAAGCGCACAAGATAAAGCAGATTTTAAAAAAATTAATGATGGTAAAAAATTTATAAATAATTATTTTAAAGCTAATCCAGAAGCAATTAACACAACAGAGTTTGGTAAAAACATTAAACAACTTTTATCTTTTAGAATGGATAAAGATACAGGAGCTATTTTTTCAAAATTAAGACCAGATGAATATTATATTAAAAAAGCAAAAGAGGGAAAACTTTTTGATATATTTGATATTAAGGCTGTTAAAGAAGGAGGAAGAAGTTTAAGGTTTCCTACAAATGTAAATTTAACTCCAGGACAATTTAATCAAGTATTTATACAAAACCAGGTAGGAAAATATTTTGCAAAAGGTGCAAACCCTGAAGCATTAAAAAATGTAGAGGATATTTTAAATAAATATAAACTTAGAGTTAAATTACCTGAGGTAGGTTATTTAGGAACTGACAACCCCGTTGCTGTTAACAGAGCCACAGGAGAGTTTCCAAAAATTACAGATACTTTGAAATCTATGAAAGCTCCACAAAAGGTTCTAGATCAATTTAAAGATATAAAAAATAAAATCTCTCAAGATCTTGGAGAACTAGGTTGTCCAACAGCTAAACTTGCTTTGGGTGGTAGAGTTAAATTTAGTTCTGGTAGTGCGTGTGTAATTAAAGGTAGAGAAAAGTTAGAGTCAATTTTAAAAAAAGCAGGCAAAGTATCTCCACAAGATCAGGTTCTTGCACAAGGTATATTAAAAGCAGGACAAGGTTTAAAGAACGCGTTTGCACTTAGAGGACTATTTGGCCCTGCAGCGATAGCTTTCACTGCTTTGACAGAAGGAGGGATACTTGGTTATGACATGTTATCTAAAGGTAAAACTTTTAAAGAGGCAATGGGTGATAGTTTATTTAACTTAATGTTGGGTGATGACTATAGATTTAACAATGACTTTTTAACTAAAGGTGGGACATTTGATGAAAGATTAGATAAATTAAAATTTAACCCTAATCAAAAACAATTGATAGATAATTTTAGAACTTATGTCAGTGAGGCACAAGCATTAGGAAATGCGTCGCTTAACGTTGATAAGGCACAAAGACTATTAGATGAGACAGGTCAGATAAGAGGTAGACTTGGAAAAGATAGAACAGCTACTTTAGAAAAAAATCTTGCAGATGCAATTGCAGCTAAAAATATTGCAGACGAGTCTTTTCAAACAAGAGTTCAAAACGTAGATTTTGCTAAACAGTTACAGTCAGGTATGACCCAAGGGCAAGATCTTATGGGCAAAGCTATTGACTTAGCGGAGCTACAACAATTAGGTTCTGTAGATCAGAATCTTTTTGGTCAGGCTTTTGAAGGAGATATTGCAAAAGAAAACAGACGAAATAGAATTTTAGAATTACTACCAACAGCATTAAATTTTGCAGGAGGTGGTATAGCAAAACAAGCAGGTGATTCTTCTGGTAAACCACCACTAAGTGGACCAACTCCACAAGGGTTGCCAGGACTATTAAAACGTGGTATGAAAATATAGGAGTAACAAATGGCAGAAATAGATAAAGGACTCCCTAGTAACACACGTACTGAACTTGATGTTCCTACAAATGAGGAAGTCGAAGAGGTTAGTGTTAAAGAGGAGGCACCAGAAAAAGGACCGATAGAGGTCACACCAGAAGAGGATGGTGGCGCAACAATAGACTTTGAACCAGGTGCAATTAATATACCTGGAACAGAAAATCATTTTGATAATTTAGCAGATATTTTACCTGATGATGTTTTAGAACCAATTGGTAACGACATGGTTCAAAACTACATGGACTATAAAGCGTCAAGAAAAGATTGGGAAGAATCTTACAAACAAGGTTTAGATCTTTTAGGTTTTAAATATGAAAATAGAACAGAACCATTTCAAGGAGCATCTGGTGCAACACACCCAGTGTTAGCAGAAGCTGTTACACAGTTTCAAGCGCAAGCTTATAAAGAATTACTACCATCAGATGGGCCAGTAAGAACACAAGTAATCGGTATTAAAAATCCTGGAACAGAACAACAGGCTACTCGTGTAAAAGATTACATGAATTATTTAATTATGGATGAAATGAAAGAGTATGAAGAAGAGTTTGACTCAATGCTATTTCATCTACCATTAGCAGGATCCACTTTTAAAAAAGTTTATTATGATGTGCCAATGGCAAGAGTAGTATCTAAATTTGTTCCTGCTGACGAATTAGTTGTGCCTTATACAGCTACAAATTTAGATGATGCAGAGTCTGTAATTCACATTGTTAAAATGTCAGAAAACGAATTAAGAAAACAACAAGTAAATGGATTTTATAGAGATATAGATTTAGCACCACCAGGAAATGTGGAACAAAACGATATTGAAAAAAAAGAAAGAGAATTAGATGGCACCAAAAAAACTGGTAAACAAGATACTATGTATACCTTGTTAGAGTGTCATGTAAATTTAGACTTAGAAGGTTTCGAAGAAGTTGGTAAAGATGGTGAACCAACAGGAATAAAATTACCCTACATAGTAACTGTAGAAGAAGGTAGCCGATTAGTTCTCTCTATAC